TAACGGCGTTGAAACATGGACACATACCGAAAGTATTTACATGTCAACATCTTATGGTTATCACTACAAGGAACCTGCTCCCCCTGGTAAGAGTACTAAGAAGTATTATTTTACCTGCACATGTTGTGGTGAACAACCAAATTGTAGCTGTTTTGAACCGTCAAAACGTAAGTGTCATGGTCACAACCCCACTTATAAACCAAATCCCGAATTACAAGAGAAATTGGATGGGTTGCATGAGGTGGCAAGAAATAGTGCAATGACGATTGAAGAAAAACGTCGTCGAGTTCGTATTATTTGGCAAGATTGTCTTAAGGACGAACGACGCAAACACGAGAAGGTTGATGCCGGTAAAACACGACTCTTTTCAGCTGGTCCTACTGAACTGTTGATTCGAAAACGAATGTTATACCAGGCATTCGTTGAGACGATGATGAGTGATTGCACCGGATCCTTTAGTGCTATGGGAATCAACCCTAATAGTGTACAATGGAAATTACTCTGGCAACGTCTTAACCGTTTTGGTGCAGATACCAAACATTTACCGGGTGACTTTAGCGATTTTGACGCATCTCTTCGTGAGTACATCAACAAGAAGGTTAAAGAATTGGTCGAAAAATGGCATGCTGACATGGGCATTTGGGATGAATCAGATCTCTTGGAGCATGAGTTTTTCTGGGAGGTGACTTACCGACCAGAACATATCGCTTCAAGTCTAATATACATTGTTGACGAGCTGGGTATTAACCCAAGTGGTGATCTAATGACCACAGTTTACAATATATTATACAATGCAATTGCTCATGTGACGGCAGCAACTCTTTGTGCCCAAGAAAAGAACGTGAGAATACACAACAATAAACTCTTTGATGCAGTTGACTATTTTGAATTCTTTGAGTTGACTATTTTTGGTGATGATCACGATGAGTCAACTGGTGTGGATTGGTATACCATGCAGGACAAATATAATTATCTTGCAAAACTTGGCATGAAGTATACCACTACCGATAAACGACCAATTGCTGATGTTAAGTGGTATTCCAAGAAAGAAGTGACCTTTCTCAAACGTTCATTTGATGAGGATACACTTCCAGGCGATGTGCTAGCACCACTGGATGCAGCGACTATTTTTGATATGACCTTGTGGATCAAAAATAATGGACAAGATCCTCGTCTCAATACCACAAAGAATTGCGAGGCTGCTTGTCGCGAGATGTTCCATTATGGACGTAAG